TTAGATGAGACATGGCATGAAATGTATAACAACAACAAGGAGATGGTATAATGGACAATTACTACAAGCAATTAGAAGGATTCAAGATAAAGACATTCTTAGGCATAGATGCAGAAGGATTTCCTGAGTTTATATTATCTAAACCTAAGTATGAAGATGTAAAGGTAGCCGTAAGTTCTGACCCTGAGGGTAATAGTGGTGGGTTCTTATTTATAATGAGTGAGAATGGAGAGGAGATAAACTAATGCTAATGGAATCATTAATGTGTTTAGCACTCAACGTGTACCATGAAGCTAAGAATCAAAGTTATGTAGGGCAAGTGGCAGTCGCACAAGTAGTTATGAATCGAGTGAATGATACACGATACCCTAACACAGTATGTGACGTAGTTAAACAAGGTGCAACATACAAATGGAAGCCTGACTTTCCTATCAAGAATAGATGTCAATTCAGTTGGTACTGTGATGGCAAGAGTGACAAGCCTAGAGAACATCAGGCATGGAGAACTGCTATGCACATTGCAAATGGTGTATACAATGGACATATAGATGACCTTGTCGAAGGTGCTACACATTACCATGCACACTATGTTAATCCTAGTTGGGCAGATACCAAGACATATGTAACAAGAATAAATGACCACATATTTTATAGATGGGAGATTAAAGATGAATAGATATTATGTAGAATGGAAAGTAGATGGTAGCGAAACTTTTACAACTTATATTTATATTAAAGCATATAGTGTAGAGCAAATACGAGACATGCTTAATGAATATGATATAGTCGCAATAGATATAACAGATTAGGAGAAGTGGCATGAAAGAACGAGGATATGATAAATTGTTTAGTGATATAACTATAGAAGAGTTAAGTCATAAGATAGTTAGGTTAGCTAAACAACGTGATGCATGGCAAGAGAAAGCCATGAACATGATTGAGAAGAGTACATATGAAGAGTTGAATAATCAATATAAGAACTACAAGAAACTAGCAGAAGATAATTTCATATCATCTGTTAACGATAGTGAAACTTCTGACATATGGAAGGAAAGGTATCAGAAAGAGGTAAGTAAAGCTGAATTTTGGCAGAAGACATACTACGATAATCAACCTAAAGGATGTGGTTACATGTTCAGCGAGATACCTAACAACACAGATGGTCAGGAGTTTGTTGACACTATGAAGAAATATCTTAACAGAGATTCTTATAAGATGCGAGTACGTGGACAACACATAAAGCCTGAGTTAAGAGGAACAGGTGCAACTTATTGGGGTCAGAGCAAAGCTGAATCTACACACATGAGAATTTACATTGATAAAAAGAAAGGAGAATAATATGTGGCACAGAATAATAGCACACTTTGAAGAGAAGTACGGAGAGAGTACTAAGTATGACTTAGACTATGGTAAATTATTAATAATAGCACTATGTATTTATATAGCGGTAAATATTTAATGGATGTACTTTTTGGCTTAGTAATATTTTTTATAATGTATGGGTTAGTCTGTCTGTTTCAATGACAGACTTTCCGCTACGGTCATGGGTGGGGAGCAATAATTTTGAAAGGAGAAAGTATGAATAAATTATCAGTACAAGATGCTGTTAACAGTTACTATAAATCTAGTGATTTCAATATGTTAGGTGAAAAATCTAAAGTAGATTATCAATACTGTATTGGGGTCATGTTAAGTACAAAGATTGATTCCAAAAAGCTTGGGGATATGAATGTCAATAAGTTGACAGGTAATAAAGCAAGACGAGCATATGAAGAGTGGTTAGGCAGGGGAATATACTTGGCTAACTATGTATGTTCTATATCTAGAAAAGTTTATTCGTATGGAATGGAGATGGGTTTTACTGAAACAAATCCCTTTTCTACATTTAAACGTAAAACAGTTAAGCCTAGAAAAGTGGTGTGGCAAAGAGATGAAGTAAAACAATTCTTAGATTATTGTTACTCTAGTTTTCAATATAGAAGTGTGGGTTTAATTGTACAGATGTCTTACGAATGGTGTCAAAGGGTGGGGGATATGAGATTATTAAAGTTTGATAGTATAGATTTTAATAAAGGCATACTAAACCTAGAACAATCAAAAAGGGGAGCAACGGTGCACTTACCAATCAGTGAAAATTTACTTGAAATGTTACAGGAACAGAAGAATCATTACGACTTTCAAGAATATGTTGCACCCTGCCCAAAGGCTATTAGAGGGTCATACAAGCCTTATACAGTTCATAGGCTATCAAAGGTGGCTAGAGATGCTATAACTCTCTCAGGCTTACCAAAGGAGCTACGAATAGCAGACTTACGCAGAACAGGTACTACAGAAATGGTGGAAGCAGGTGTATCAATGGGTCAGATAATGTCTGTCACAGGTCATGCAAATCCACAGTCTGTGAAGCCTTATTTAAAGAATACTTTTGATTCTGCAAAAAATGCATTGACACTTCGAGAAAAGTATGATAATTAACATTTTAACTGCCGACAGGGAAATAGTATGAATATACATATATATGATTATTTAGATGATTTACAGTTAGGTATAGGGGAATCTAAAAGATTAAACTGTCCTTTCTGTAACAGCTACAAAACATTTACCGTTACAAACAACATGGGTAAGCTTTTGTGGAACTGCTACAAGTCATCTTGTAAGCTATCAGGAGCAAAAAAGATAAGAATATCTGCAAATGATATAAAAAATAAATTTATGTCACAAAAAGAACAAGAAAATACCACATTTGCACTACCTGAATACGTCATTTTAGACAATGATAGGTGGGAAGTGCTTACTTTTGCGGTAAAATACGGCATAGACAATGTATCATTATGCTTACATTACGATGTCAAGGAAAAAAGAGTAGTATTTCCTGTCTACAGAGGTGGTTTAATGGTAGATGCAGTGGGTAGGTCTATAACAAATAGATTACCTAAGTGGAAAAGATATGGAAAAAGTGACTTGCCTTTTACGTATGGATATGGTAAGGTCGCAGTCGTTGTTGAGGATTGTGTGAGTGCTTCAGTTGTAGGTAATGAAGTATATGTTGGGGTAGCAGTGTTGGGTACGTCATTATCAGAATCACATAAGAGGTATCTTTCACAATTCTCGACAGCTATAATAGCACTAGACCCTGATGCACTGCCTAAGACACTGCTATTTGCTAAAGAAATAAGAGATGTAGTACCTAATGTTAAGGTGCTAAAACTAATAGATGATTTAAAATATCGTAAGGAAGAAGACTTTAACAACTTATATAATTTAACCCCAAAGGAGTAACCAACATGGAATTAGCACTGATAAGAAGCCTGATGGATAAATCATTTTATGATGACCATCGTGGTTATAAATGTCCTGATAGATTGTTTAGTAAGGATGTCAGGAAGATAAAGAAGGTTGTGGATAATGCTATGACAAAGTATAGCAGAGATGTCACACCTGATGAAGTAGAAGCACTATTTATGTCTAGTAATTTTGGCTTGACAACAGCACAGAAACAGGCATTTGGTGATTTGTTTGTGAAGATAAAGAAGGAGAAACCTCTTGGTGCAGACATTGCAAGTGATGTTTTGTCTAAGTTATTTCGTCAAATTATTGGTGAAGATATTGCTAACATTGGCTTTGAGTATGTTAATGGCAGTCTATCCTCACTTGAACCCATTAGAAATATTATTAGCAAACACAATGATGATTTTCTTCCCATACTAAATGTTGAGTGGGAAGATTTAAGTATAGAAAGTATAATGGCTAAGAACTCCCTTGAAACACAGTGGGGGTTTAACATACCATCATTAACACGTAAAGTAGAAGGTGTAAATGCAGGTCACTTAATAATGGTGGGTGCTAGGTCAAACACAGGTAAAACATCCTTTCATGCTTCCTTACTAGCAGGACCAAATGGTTTCGCTAGGCAGGGTGCTAAGTGTGTTGTGCTTTGTAATGAAGAAGCTGCCCACAGAGTTTCAATGCGATACCTGTCTTCTGCAAGTGGATTTAAGAAGGAAGATATTACTGCCAATAAAGATGCTGTATGGAATAGTTGGAAAGATTTACGAAAGAATATTAAGATTGTAGATTCTATTGGACAAGACATGTCATGGGTAGAAGCGGTATGTCGTACTTATAATCCTGATGTTGTTGTTGTCGATATAGGTGATAAGTTTGCAACACAAACAGGATTTGCTAGACCTGATGAAGCATTGAAAGCTAACGCAATACACGCAAGAGAGATAGCTAAAAGACATAACTGTGCTGTGTTTTATATGTCACAGTTAAGTGCAGAAGCAGAAGGTAGAGTACAATTAAATCAAAGTATGATGGAAGGTTCAAAGACAGGTAAAGCATCAGAAGCTGACCTCATGTTATTGTTAGCGAAGAACCCATCAGAAGGAACAACAGAAGGAGTACAGGAAGGAGAAGACGGTATTAGACACATAGTATTAGCAAAGAATAAATTGTCAGGTTGGCATGGTAGAGTTACCTGTGAGTTTGATTTTGAAACAGGGAGATTTGGAGCATGAGTATAACAGGTAAAAATATGGAGTTTGATGGTAAAGAATGGTGGTACAGACATCCAAAAAGCGGTGGTAGACGTAGACTGTGGTCAAACATAAAGAAGAATAAAGAACGTATGTTTGTAAATGGTAAGTACATAAAAAAATCACACCCTTTGTGGAAAGAAGGTAACTATAAAACATTTGAAGATGCCGCTTTTGCATCATTAAAAAATTACACTAGAAGTAAAGTGGGAGAAGTTTATATGATAACAAATCCTGTATGGGAAGGTTGGTATAAAATAGGTATGGCAGTTGATGCAGACGATAGGCTTATGGCATATCAAACAAGCTCTCCTCACAGAGATTACGTTATAATACATAAGGTTAAAGTAGATAACAGACGAGAAGCAGAGAAGAAAGCACACAGGGAAGCAGAAAAAATTGCAAAAAAATATAATTCAGAGTGGTTTTTTGTTGACAGGGATGAAGCAATCAGTATACTGAACAAAGTAAAAGAGGAGTATACAAATGAAACTAACACTTGATGTAGAAAATACAGTAACAAACAGAGGTGGTAAAATGCACCTAGACCCATTTGAAACAGACAATAAGCTTGTGATGGTAGGTTGTCTAACAGATACAGGTAAAGAATATTTATTTAGAGACAACTACGAAGGACTACAAGAATTATTAGATGAAGCTACTATACTTATAGGTCACAACATAGTACACGACTTAATGTGGATATGGGAGTGTGGCTTCAAATATGATGGTCCTGTATTTGATACTATGCTAGGTGAATACATATTACAATGCGGTCAGAAGCAACCTCTATCGCTAGAAGCTTGTGCAGAAAGACATAACTTAGATACTAAGAAACAAGACACACTAAAAGAATACTTTAAGCAGGGTGTAGGTGTTGATGAGATACCGCATGATGAACTATCATCTTACCTGTCAGCAGACTTACATGCCACACAGCAACTTAGTGATGTCATATACAAGAATCTATATACGGAGAAGTATTCAGGTTTGATGGATATAGTAGTATTAACTAATCGTGTAGCTGTTACTCTTGCTCACATATATAGAACAGGTTTTTCTGTAGATATGACTAAGCTAGATGAAGTTAAAGCAGAGTTTGAAAAAGAAAAGCAAGACACAGAGAAACGATTAACTATACAAGTAAAAGAATTAATGGGAGATACACCTGTTAACCTAAATAGTCCTGAACAAATGTCTTGGGTTATTTTTAGTCGTAAGCCTAATGACAAATCTTTATGGGCAAATGCATTTACTCCCTATATGAGCAAGGGTACATTTAAAAGTACTATTGATAAAAACTCTACTATATTATATAAGACGAAAGCAATACAATGTAACACCTGTTATGGTGCAGGTGTAATTAGAAAGGTAAAGAAAGATGGAACACCTTATGTTAAGTTACCCAAGTGTACTACTTGTAGTGGTAATGGGTACGTTTTTAATCCTACTAAATTGGTAGCAGGTTTTAAATTTAATGCACCTAATGCTAAATGGATAAGTAACAATGGATTTAGTGTTAATAAATCTATGTTAGATGTGCTTCGTACTGCATCTGTAAAGAATAATAATAAAGAAGCAATACAGTTTTTAGGTGATTTACAAAGACTGTCTGCACTAGATACTTACCTGTCATCTTTTGTTGATGGCATAAAAACATATGTAAAGCCTGATGGTAAGTTACACGTAAGGCTATTACAACATAGAACTGCAACAGGCAGATTCAGTGGAGCAGACCCCAACATGCAGAATATGCCTAGAGGTGGTACGTTCCCTGTTAAGAAAGTATTTGTTTCACGATGGGAAGGTGGACAGATATTGGAAGCAGACTTTGCTCAGTTAGAGTTTAGGACAGCTGCTTTTTTATCACAAGATGAGGTCGCTATTGAGGAAGTTACAACTGGATTTGATGTACATTCGTATACGTCTAAAGTTATCAGTGATGCTGGTCAGCCAACGGATAGGCAGACTGCTAAAGCACATACGTTTGCACCTTTATACGGAGCAACAGGATTTGGAAGAACACCTGCGGAAGCGAAGTACTATGAACACTTCACAGAAAAGTACCAAGGAATCAAAGCTTGGCACTCCAGATTGGCTAAAGAAGCTGTAACCACAGGTAAGATAACGACACCTTCAGGTAGACAGTTTTTCTTTCCTGATGTAGTCAGATACCCAAGTGGCAAGGTGTCAAACTTTACACAAATAAAGAACTATCCTGTACAAAGCTTTGCTACAGCAGATATAGTTCCTTTAGTCTTGATGGACATACATGATAAACTAAATGCTTTAAAGTCTTGTATAGTTAATACTGTACATGATTCTATTGTCATTGATGTTCATCCTGACGAAACACAAAAGGTAATTGATATAATAAAAGATGTTAATAATTATATTGATTCTCTGATAATGAAAGAGTTTAAAATAACAATAAATGTGCCATTATTATTAGAAGCAAAAATAGGTAATAATTGGCTTGACACTAAAGATGTCATATGATATAACTTGGCATCTTAATTGAAAGGAGAAATACAAATGAGTACAATAACAGACGTTACGACAATCGATACAAATAATTACGCAGGTATGGCTAAAGCTATGGGCATGGCTGTGGAATCAGCTTCAGATAAGAAGACTAATACTCTTGCACGTTTGAAGATACAACATGCACCTATCATGGGTGAGATGGAAATAGATGGTAAGGCAGTTAAAGTAGAAACTATAAATGGCGGTGTCTACAAACTAGAAGTACCTGACGATAATACATACTACTGTGATAATATAGTCATAAGACCATACTTGCAGAGATTTATGTATAAAAGATTTATCACTAACTCTAATCCAAAAGACGGTGAGAAACGTGGTTCATATCAAAAGACTATCATGGCAGACAATCTTAATATTGATTTGAAAGATAACTTTGGTAACTTTAATTGTGGAAAACCAGCAGGGTACATAAAAGACTTTGATGCTTTAGCACAAGAGACTAAAGATTTAATTAAGCAAATCAAAAGAGTAAGAGTTCTTTTTGGTACAGTAGATATGGTTAATGCCATGACTAGTGATAAAGTAGAGCATGATATTATCAGTAAACCTTTTATATGGGAAATAGATAATAGAGATGCTTTTAAAATCTTAGGCGAACCTTTTACTAAGTTAGCTAACTTCTCCTCTTT